AAAATGACCCAATATATCAAGAACTATAACCATAAATAACCAAACAATAAGAATAATAAAAGGTTTGTAAATGCCTATATTAAAAATACTACCAAGTGCAATTGATTCCACAGCTAACTATGCCTTTAGTACTGTTACTGTTTCCGGTGGTGTTGAGATAGCAACTTCAGTTATTGCAAATAACGCAGTCACTTCATCAGCATCCGTAGTTTTAAATGACATTACTAATCAGTTTGATAGTCTTAAATGTGTATTTAATTTGACATCCGATCAATCAAATGTAATTAACATTATGAACTCCAGAAATTTGGAAGTCATTATTAACGGTGCTAAATTGGCACCATATGTAACCGAGCTTCGATACCCATGGTTAACACCATACGATTCTTTTAAAGGTCATAGGGTGGTAAGTAGTAATACCAGTTCTCAGCTTGTAATTTACAATGCTCCAGAGCAAGGACAACAAGCAATACTAACACTTATAAATAGCTCATCAAGTTCACAAACTAAGAAGTATCCATATTCAGCCGCTACAATAGCACTAGGAGATTAATTAAAATGGCCAAGCACGTTATCATTGAGAATTATACATTTAACCCGTCAACCAGAACAATTACGGTAAATGGTAAAAATATTCGTAGAGAGCAGTTGTTGTTGATTACCAACACAACCTCTGGTACAGTTGTGTACAATTTTTCTGATCCATCTTTAGGAGCAACTAGTTACACAAATGCTGCCAACACAATCTCGGGTTTAGAAACAACTACTGTTATATTGAATTACAATACTTCTGCAATGGGTTCTACCGATAAGTTGGCCATTCTAACAGAAGAATCTTATCAAGAAATGGTACCTGCTGAAGTATATCGTGACCCTGTGGACAAACTTCGTATTTCTTCTCCTCAGGCATTGATTGATACAGACTTTGAATATGGTCCTCAACCTACCAAATGGGAATCAATTAATCTTTTGAACAATCGTCCTGGTGCTTTCTATGATCCAACTCAAGGTATTTCAAATATTTCTACTAGCGTAACATTTTCTGGTGCGGCTGGTGCATATCAAATTACCAATATTACTGCATCAGGTAAAGTAGTTACTGTAGCAATTAACAATACAACAGGTATTACTGTTGGTACTCCTATTTTTGTACAAGGTACACTAGATTCAGGTAACGCAGACGGATGGTGGCTTGTTGAATCTGTTTCAGCTGCTACAAACTTTACTTACACAGTAACAAATACTCCTGCAGCTACTCTATTTGATTCTAATAAATCAACTGTGTTTATTGGTGCTTTCTATAGTGGCGCTGGTATACCAAGTTTGGGTACTTCTGGTGGTACAATTACTCTTAGTGGTACGGTTGCTACAGTAACAACAGCAAACTCTCACGGACTCCGTGTTGGTGATGGCATTTACGTTGTTGGTACTACTGGTGCTACAGGTACACTTAATAGTTCTTGGCTTGTTGCTAATACTCCTAACACCAACATATTTACATTCTCTTGTGGTGCTACAGGAACAATTACTGGTCCAGCAAATGCCACAATTTATCCAAGACCATTAGGTTATGTACAACACAGGCCATTTGATGGCGGTGTTCAATTCTCTAACGTATCACCATATCATGGTTATCAAGTTGTTCGCCAAACTCGTAGACAATTCCGTTATCAATCAGGTAAAGGTATTCAATTCTCTACTGGTTCTATTTTAAAACCATCGATATCAACAGATAACATAACAAGTTCTGGTACAACTATTACTGTAACAACTAAGTTTGCTCATGGTCTTGGTGCTAACTCACAAATTTTAATTTCAGGTGCCACAGAAACCGCTTACAACGGATTGTTTACTGTGTCTGGTGCTAACACTCCATTACAATTTACATATACCGCCAACTCAGTACCTTCTGCTGCTACAGCAACAGGTTTCCCATTAAATGTTTCACCATATTCTTGGTATGGTGCTGCTAATCGTATTGGTATGTTTGATTCACAAAACGGATTCTTCTTTGAATATGACGGACAAACGTTATATACCGTTAAACGTTCAAGTACAACTCAAATTTCTGGTGTAGTTTCAGTTGTTAATGCCAAAGGTGATGTGAATGGTACAAATACCAAATTTAGTTCACAATTAAAACCTGGTGATGCCATTGTTATTCGTGGACAATCTTATTTTGTGCAAACAATTGCATCAGACACTTTAATGTACATTTATCCTGAATATCGTGGCGTTACTGCAGTTGCTTGTCAAGTTTCTAAAACAATTGATACCCGTGTGCCACAATCACAATGGAATATTGATAAATGTGATGGTACTGGTCCTTCTTTATATAATGTAGATTTGACTAAAATGCAAATGTTCTATGCTGATTATAGTTGGTATGGTGCTGGTGCAATTCGTTACGGATTTAAAAACAATCGTGGTGAAATTATTTACTGTCATCGTACACCAAATAACAACATTAATACTGAAGCGTACATGCGTTCAGGTAACTTACCTGCTCGTTATGAAACCAACACAATGCCAGTTACAACATATTTAACTGCTACATTGACTGCTGGCGCTACATCAATGACAGTTAATGATACAACATTATTTCCTTCTGTAGGAGTATTAAATGTTACAGCTGCAACTGAAACTGGTGGTGCAATTGAATATATTTACTACACAGGTAAAACTGCAACAACATTTACTGGATTACAACGCAACTCAGCAAATACAACAGGTGTTGCTTTAGGTACAAGTACAGCAACAACATTTACCTATTCAGCAACCGCACCAGTTAAAGTTGAATTATTTTCACCAGGTGCAGCAACAACAGTTAGCCATTGGGGTTCTTCTGTGATAATGGACGGCCGTTATGATGACGATAAATCATTTATTTTTAACTTTGGCCAAAATACTCAACAAGTATATCCAAGTCCAACAATACGTTATCCGGTGTTTAGTGTTCGTTTAGCACCCGCAATTGATAATGGTAATGCTGGTATTTTAGGACAACGTGAAATTATTAACCGTATGCAATTAGCTCCTGCTTCAATAGGTGTTTTTGCTTCTAATAATGCTATTCGTGCTGAATTGGTTTTAAATGGTCGTGTTTCTTCTGGAACATATGCACCAGTTGGAGGATCTTCTTTAGCACAATATGCTACTCATGGTCCTTCAGCAACCATTTATGGTGGTGAATCAATTTGGACCGGCTTTGTACCTAAAGATAATACAGATGCCACAGACTTAACTAGGTTGCGTGATATTGGTAACAGTATTTTGGGTGGCGGTACAACAAATGCTGTGTCAAATACATCAAGTCAAATTTATCCTGATGGTCCAGATATTTTAACTCTATGTATTACTCCATTAGGCGGTGGCGCCAACGTTGCCGCACGTTTGAGTTGGTCAGAGGCACAAGCTTAAGGGAGGTAAAATGTCCTCTCGGGATTATATAAGACACCTAGTATTAGCCAACACGGCACCCAATGGTGCCAGAGTTGGTGATGAATATTTTGATCCAGTTGCCAATAAACTTTATAAAGTATTGGCAGTTAATGGAACAACTGTTACTAGTACAGAAATTTTAATTGCTGTTGGTGGTAATACATACACAGGCAATTTAATAATTTCTGGATCATCCGCTGCAGGTAATGGTATTACTTTTGCTGACGGTACAAGACAAACTACGGCAGCTACTGGTACAGGTTCTTCTGGTTCTTCTGCTAATTTAATATCATTTACTACTGTTGCAGATACATTCACAGGTAATGGAAGTAAAACACAATTTACTTTGTCTGTTGTACCAGATTCAAAAAATAGCACGTTTGTTTATTTGAATGGTGTATATCAAAACAAATCTACATACTCAGTAGTTGGTGCTAATGTTATATTTACCGGTATTGCTACCGCAAATGATACTATTGAAGTAACTACTGTTGCTGGTAGTGTTATGAACGTAAGTCCTTCTGGTTATTCAACAAGAATATATCAAGGTAACGGATCAACTACTGCATTTACAATTAGTGCTGGTCAAACTGCAAACACCGTCATGGTGTTTAACAATGGTATTGGCCAATTCCCTGTTAGCGACTACACAGTAAGCGGAACAACACTAACATATCTTGTAGCACCACAGTCGGATGAAACGGTGCAGATTCGTGAAATGCCTATCAATCAATTGGTTGCAGTTACACAACCAAATTTGAGAAGATATACTGCCAATGGAGTTCAAACAACATTTACAGTAACAACAGGTCAAACAGCCAACTCAATGTTTGTATATGAGAATGGGGTATGTCAGATGCCTATTAATGATTACACAGTAAGTGGAACAACCTTGACGTTTACTACAGCACCAACTGCTGATAAAGTAATTCAAATTAGAGAAATGCCAGTTTAAGGATAAAAAATGCCATTTACACAAATAACAACCACAAATATTGCCAATGGCGCTGTTACTTTTGCACAGACTGCTGCTGGCGCTTTTACTTTAATACCAATCATTACTACAATTCAAATTGCAGATTCTTCTTATAATGTTTTAGATGATACAGCAGCTAATACTACTGGTGGTTATGTTGTTATTACTGGAACAAATTTTGGATCCAATTCACAAGTTATTATTGGTACAACTAACGCTACCAGTACAACATATGTTAATTCAACAACCATTCGTGCACAAGTACCTGCTCTGTCGGCGGCTTCATATCCCGTTTATGTTTTTGATAATACTAGTGGCGCTGTTGGAATTAAGCCTAATGGTTTAACATATAGTTCATTTCCAGCATGGAGTACAGGTGCAACATTAAGTAATCAGGTAGCCAATACTGCTTTTGGTGTTAACCTTAGTGCTACATCGGATTCGAATATAACATATTCCAATACTTCAGTATTACCTACAGGTACTTCTTTATTAGCTAATGGATATTTTTCAGGTACAGTTACCATTGGTGTTCAAACCGCATACTCATTTGATGTTAAAGCTACCGATGTAGAATTACAAGATGCTTCTAGAACATTTAGTGTAACGGTGACCGTTGCGCCGGCAAATTTGTGGGCATGGGGTGGCAATCCTAATGGCGGATTAGGACAAAATGATTTAGTCTATAGATCCAGTCCAGTACAAGTAGGATCAGCAAGTAATTGGAGTCTAGTGAGTGTTGCTAGTTATGCCACCATGGCCACCAAAACAAATGGTACTCTGTGGGCTTGGGGACGTAATACTTATGGTCAATTAGGACAAAATGATGGAGTTAATAGATCCAGTCCAGTTCAGATTGGTGCACTAACAAACTGGAATCTAGTGAGTTGTGGTTATTATAACATGGGTGCCATCAAAACTGATGGTACTCTGTGGGCATGGGGACGTAACGATAATGGCCAATTAGGACTCAATGATATAGCTAATAGATCCAGTCCAACACAAATAGGATCAGGCACCACTTGGAGTCAAGTGAGTGCAACGGGTGGAGGCTTCTGGTTGGCCACCAAAACTGATGGTACATTATGGGCATGGGGTCAAAATAATTATGGCCAATTAGGACTTAATAATCAAGTTAATAGATCCAGTCCAGTTCAAGTAGGATCAGGAACCACTTGGAGTAAAGTGAGTGCTAGCCTTGGGACTGGAAATGGTTCAGCCATCAAAACTGATGGTACATTATGGACATGGGGTCAAGGTAATTATGGGCAAATAGGAATCAATGATCTAACTTATAGATCCAGTCCAGTTCAAGTAGGATCAGGAACCACTTGGAGTCTGATAAGTGCCAGTAATTATTCATTCGCAGCTACTAAAACTGATGGTACATTATGGACATGGGGACGGAATATTCAAGGTAATTTAGGACTCAATGATTCAGTTTGGAGATCCAGTCCAACACAGGTAGCAGGAACCACTTGGAGTAAAATAAGTCTTGGCCTATGGGAAAGCTCAGCCATTAAGACAAATGGTACTTTATGGACATGGGGATGGAATGTTTATGGCGCATCAGGACTCAATGATCGAGTAAGTAGATCCAGTCCAGTACAAGTAGGATCAGCAACCAATTGGGCAAACACAAGTTGTGGTGGATTAGTCACCGTAGCCATCACAAATTAAAATGACCCAATATATTAAGAACTATAATATTGCAAACAAAAATTAATCCATGGCAACTCAATTAATTGCAAATAATTTTACTTCAGGATCCATTACAGCTGACAAACTTACTGTTGGTGCTTTAAATCCTGTCCTTACTTCTGTTGCTATCTGTGATGCATCTTATAATGTTCTAGATGATACCGCAGCCAATACTGGTGGTGGTTACATACAAGTTACTGGTACCAATTTTACAACCAATTCAGTTGTTGTTATTAATACAACCACATCAACTAGTACCACTTATGTAAACAATACAACACTCAGAGCTCAAGTACCAGCATTTGCAGCTGCAAGTTATCCTGTATATGTCATTGATACTTACGATGGTTCTACTGCCATTCGTTATAACGGAATTACTTTTAGTAATACTCCAATATGGGGAACAGGTACAACATTGAGTAATCAGGTAGCCAATACTGCCTTTGGTATTAATGTAAGTGCTAATTCTGATTCTTCTATAACATATTCAAATACTACTGTGTTACCAACAGGTACCACATTGGCATCCAATGGATATTTTTCAGGTACAGTTACCATTGGTGTTCAAACAACATACAATTTTACTGTTAAAGCAAATGATGCTGAGAATCAGGATGCATCAAGAACATTTAGTGTGACGGTGACAATTTCTGGGCCAAACCTGTGGGCTTGGGGACGTAATGATAGTGGCCAATTAGGACTAAATGATACAGCCTATAGATCCAGTCCAACACAAATAGGAACAGGAAGCAATTGGAGTTCGGTGGCTACTAATAATAACCAATTTAACAACGCAGCCATCAAAACTGATGGTACTCTGTGGACATGGGGACGTAATAACTTTGGGCACTTAGGACTCAGTGATATAGTTACTAGATCCAGTCCAACACAAGTAGGAGTATTAACCAATTGGAGTAACGTGAGTATGGGTCTCTATAACATCATAGCCACCAAAACTGATGGTACTTTATGGGCTTGGGGATATAATGGTAATGGGCAATTAGGAGTTAGTGATTTAAACAATAGATCCAGTCCAGTACAAATAGGATCAGGTACTACTTGGAGTCTGATAAGTACTAATAATTATACCAGCCTAGCCACCAAGACTGATGGTAGCTTATGGTCTTGGGGAGGTAATAATTATGGCACGTTAGGATTCAATGATCGAATTTATAGATCCAGTCCAACACAAGTAGCATCAGGAACCACTTGGAGTAAGTTTAGTGCGGGTCAAGCTAACGCCGTAGCCATCAAGACTGATGGCACATTGTGGGCTTGGGGATTTGCTGCTTATGGTCAATTAGGAAACAATACCGGTGGACCCGCTAGATCCAGTCCAGTACAAATAGGATCAGGTACTACTTGGAGTCTGATAAGTACTAATAATTATACCAGCCTAGCCACCAAGACTGATGGTACTCTATGGGTATGGGGAGCAAACCTTGGCGGCACATTAGGACTTGGTGATCGGGTTTATAGATCCAGTCCAACACAAGTAGGATCAGCAACGAATTGGAATCAGATCAGTATGGGTTATTATAATGCCGCAGCAATCAAGACTGATGGTACTTTATGGGTATGGGGAATTAATTATTATGGCCAATTAGGACAAAATAATGTAGTTTATAGATCCAGTCCAACACAAGTGGGCACAAATACGAATTGGAGTAAAGTGATTACTGGTGTTAACACCATAGCAATTACTACAAATTAATCCATAATTCAATTCAAAATGGTTTAACCTTTGATTAATAAATAAAACAATATGACAACACAGATAACCGCAAACAACATCACCAATAATACCATCACTGCCACTCAGTTGGTTGCTGGTTCTTTATCTCCAAAAATTAGAACAATTTCTATCTGTGATTCTTCTTATAATGTTTTAGATGATACAGCAGCTAACACTACTGGTGGTTACATTCAAATTACCGGTTCAACTTTTGGTGCCAATTCACAAGTTATCATTGGAACAAACAATGCAACTTCAGTAACATATGTAAACACTTCAACAATCAGAGCTCAGGTACCAGCAGCAGCCGCTACAAGTTATCCTGTATATGTTATTGATACTGATACTGGTGGTACTGCAATTAAAATTAATGGTTTAACACACAGTTCATTTCCAGCATGGAGTACCGGTGCAACATTAAGTAATCAGGTAGCTAATACTGCTTTTGGTGTTTCATTAAGTGCATCATCGGATTCTAATATAACATATTCAAATACTTCAGTATTACCAGCTGGTACCACATTGGCTGCTAATGGATATTTTTCAGGTACAGTTACCATTGGTGTTCAAACCGTATACTCATTTGATGTCAAAGCAAATGATGCTGAGAATCAGGATGCTTCTAGAACATTTAGTGTAACGGTGACAGTATCAGCAACGGGATTATTTTCTTGGGGTGCCAATCAAGGCGGCGCTTTGGGACAAAATGATGTAACTCTTAGATCCAGTCCAACACAAATAGGATCAGGAACAACATGGTTATCAATATCTATGAATGAAAATACCACTTCAGCAGGTGTAAAAACCGATGGTACTTTATGGACATGGGGAGTTAATAGTCAAGGTCAATTAGGACTCAATGATAGAGCTAATAGATCCAGTCCAGTTCAAGTAGGATCAGGAACAACTTGGACATCCGTTGAAGTTTCATACCTTGCGGTATTTGCTATTAAAACCGATGGCACTTTATGGTCATGGGGACTTAATAGTTATGGCCAATTAGGAACCAGCAATATAGCTAATAGATCCAGTCCATCACAAGTAGGTGCATTGACAAATTGGTCACTTTTAACCACAGGACATTATAGTGCAGCAGCCGTCAAAACAGACGGTACTTTATGGTCATGGGGTCAAAATGCTTATGGCCAATTAGGACAAAATAATGTAGTTTATAGATCCAGTCCAACACAAGTAGCAGGCACAACTTGGAGTAAGCTTTCGTCTGGTATGCAACAATTTATTGCAATAAAAACCGATGGTACATTGTGGACATGGGGACGGAATAGTCAAGGTCAATTAGGACTCAATGATATAGCTAATAGATCCAGTCCATCACAAGTAGGATCAGGAACAACATGGTCACTAATAGATAGTACTGGATCATACACTTTGAGTTCTTTTGCAATACAAAGTAATGGAACATTATGGGCATGGGGGCGTGGTAGTGAGGGACAATTAGGACTCAATAATCCAATTAATAGATCCAGTCCAACACAAGTAGGATCAGGAACAACTTGGTTAACAACAGCTGCAGGTTATTTTACTGCAGGTGCAATCAAAACTGATGGTACTTTATGGGAATGGGGTAATGGAATTTTAGGAAACAATGATGCAGTTGTTAGATCCAGTCCAGTACAAATAGGAACACAAACAACTTGGAAAAAAATAACTAAAAGCTTTAGTGATACTATGGCTTATGCTGCATTACCATGACCCAATATATCAAGAATTATAATATTGCAAACAACTCACTCATTAGTAAATAAACCACTATGGCAAAAATATCATCAAATAATATTCTAACTGGCACAATTACTTCAGATAAGCTTGATGCATCTGTTGTAAGTGGTTTAACAAATGCAAATAACGCTAACGTGATTGCAACAACTGCTTCTACTTTAGCGGCTGCAGCCTTTGTTACTGCAAATACCAATGCGGCAATTTTAGCCAATACTGCACCAATCATTACTACAATTCAAATTGCTGATTCTTCTTATAATGTTTTAGATGACACAGCAGCCAATACTACTGGTGGTTATGTTGTTATTACAGGTTCAGGATTTGTTTCAACGCCTGCAATTTTATTTGGTACAACATCAGCAACTGCAGTAACATATGTAAGTTCAACAACATTGCGTGTACAAGTACCAGCATTAAGTGCGGCTTCATATCCTGTGTATGTAGTAAACACTAATGGCGGTACTGCAATTAAAATAAACGGTTTGACTACTAGTTCATTTCCAGCATGGAGTACCGGTGCAACATTAAGTAATCAAGCAGCTAATACTGCTTTTGGTGTTAACCTTAGTGCTACATCGGATTCCGGTATTACATATTCTAATACTACATCATTACCTGCTGGTACTTCTTTATTAGCTAATGGTTATTTTTCTGGCACCGTAACAATTGGTGTTCAGACCACATATACATTTAATGTTAAAGCTACCGATGTAGAATTACAAGATGCATCAAGAACATTTAGTGTAACGGTGACAGTAGGTCCACCACCAGGAATATGGACATCGGGAAAAAATGATTTTGGCCAATTAGGACAAAATGATCGAGTTTATAGATCCAGTCCAACTCAAGTAGGATCAGGAACCACATGGAGTCAGATAAGTACTAGCCAAAACACCACAATGGCCACCAAAACTGATGGTACTTTATGGATATGGGGAAATAATCTTAAAGGTAATTTAGGACTTAATGATCAAGGTATTAGTAGATCCAGTCCAACACAAGTAGGAGTGTTAACCAATTGGAGTTTGGTGAGTGTTGGTAATTATAGTGTTGCAGCCATCAAGACTGATGGTACTTTATGGAGATGGGGACAGAATAATTATGGCCAATTAGGACTAAATGATCTAATTGATAGATCCAGTCCAGTACAAGTAGGAGTGTTAACCAATTGGAGTTTGGTGAGTGTTAGCGGTTATATAACTACAGCCATTAAGACAAATGGTACTTTATGGGCATGGGGAGAAAATACCTTCGGTTCATTAGGACTCAATGATATACTTTTTAGATCCAGTCCAGTACAAGTGGGATCAGGAACCACATGGAGTAAAATGACTAATAATCGCACTGCCTTAGCCACCAAAACTGATGGTACTTTGTGGGCATGGGGATGGAATGCTCGTGGTCAATGCGGACTTGGCGATGTAACTAATAGATCCAGTCCAGTTCAAGTAGGATCAGGAACCACTTGGAGTCAAATAAGTAATGGTGCTGGTGGTACCGGCAATATAGCCACCAAGACAGATGGTACTTTATGGGCATGGGGTTCTAATTTTGGGGCCGAATTAGGACTCAATGATACAGTCTATAGATCCAGTCCAGTACAAGTAGGATCAGGAACTACCTGGAATCTGATAAGTACTAGCCAACGGAACACCATGGCCACCAAGACAGATGGTACTCTATGGACCTGGGGAACTAATAGTAATGGCGGATTAGGACAAAATAGTATAGTTAATAGATCCAGTCCAGTACAAGTGGGAGCAGCAAGTAATTGGAGTTTGATAAGTATGGGTTCATATGGTTTTATAGCCAAAACAACATAATTCATGACTCAATATATTAAGAACTATAATATTGCAAACAACTCACTCATTTCAGTTGTTTTTAATTCTGATATTGCAAACAATATCAATGCCGCTTCTATATCTTCTGATGCGGCAAATACTGCCAATGTTTCCGCACAAGCTGTTAATACATCTGTTACACTACAAACTCAACAAATTGCTAATACAGCACCAACAATTAATGTAATTTCAATCACAGATTCATCTTATAATGTTCTAGATGATACAGCAGCTAACACTACTGGTGCATACTTACAAATTACTGGATCCAATTTTCAATCTGGTGCCATTGTTATGGTGGGTTCTAGTAATACCGCATTAACAACCACATTAGTAAACTCAAATACATTAAGAGCTCAGATACCGGCCATTACATCAGGAACTTATCCTGTGTATGTAGTGAACACTAATGGTGGTACGGGTATTCGTGTTAATGGATTAACTACTAGTTCATTCCCAGCATGGTCTACAGGATCAACATTAAGTAATCAAATAGCCAATACTGCATTCTCGGTATCACTAAGTGCATCATCGGATTCCGGTATTACATATTCAAATACTTCAGTATTGCCTACTGGTACTTCTTTGTTAGCCAATGGCTATTTTTCAGGTACAGTTACCATTGGTGTTCAAACAACTTATTCATTCAATGTCAAAGCTACCGATGCTGAGAATCAGGATGCTACCAGAACGTTTAGTGTGACGGTGACAGTTGGTATAACGCCTGGATTGTATATGTGGGGAAGGAATGATCGTGGCCAATTAGGACAAAATGATGTAGTTTATAGATCCAGTCCAGTTCAAGTAGGATCAGGAACCACTTGGAGTCAGATAAGTACCTCTTCTCTTAGTGCCGCAGCTATCAAAACAGATGGTACATTATGGACTTGGGGAAGAGGTATTGAAGGTCAATTAGGACGAAATGATCAAGTTGATAGATCCAGTCCAACACAAATAGGAGTATTAACTAATTGGAGTTCGGCAAGTGCTGGTACATTTAACATCATAGCCATCAAAACAAATGGCACGCTGTGGGTATTGGGGGGAGCTAATTTTCGTGGCCAACAAGGACTAAATGATCAAGGAAATTACAGATCCAGTCCAACACAAATAGGAGCATTAACCAATTGGAGTCAAGTGGCAATTAATCCCGATAATGGTAATTGTATGGTCATAGCGAGAAAAACAGATGGTACTTTATGGACATGGGGATATAATGGTACTGGTAATTTAGGACAAAATAATTTAACTTATAGATCCAGTCCAGTACAAGTAGGAACAGGAACTACTTGGAGTCAGGTGAGTGTTGGCAGATTTAACGCCGCAGCCACTAAAACAGATGGTACACTATGGATATGGAGTAATAATTCTAATGGCCAATTAGGACAAAATGATAGAATTGATAGATCCAGTCCCGTACAGATAGGATCAGGAACCACTTGGAGTCAGGTGAGTGTTGGTATGTATAGCATCATGGCCACCAAAACTGATGGTACTTTATGGACATGGGGATTTAATAACCTTGGCCAATTAGGACTCAATGATCTAGTTAATAGGTCCAGTCCAGTACAAATAGGAGTATTAACCAATTGGAGTTTGGTGAGTAGTTCCCGATACATAACCACAGCCAAAAAAACAGATGGTACTTTATGGACATGGGGATTTAATAACCTTGGTCAACAAGGATTAAATGATCGAGGAAATTACAGATCCAGTCCGACACAAATAGGATCAGCAACCAATTGGAGTCAGGTGAGTGCTGGTGAATCTGTCATGATAGCCATAGCAACATAATTTAAAATGACCAAAAATATAGCACCTATATAATATTGTGAATTGATTATTAAGAAAGGTTTTACCGTGAAAAAAGTATATTTTTTATCAGGACTTCCTAGGTCCGGTTCAACAGTATTGGCTGCTATTCTCAGTCAACATCCAGATTTACACACATCGGCCACATCAGGTCTTTTAGACATGCTGGTTGGTACACTTCGTGCATGGGCTGATTCTATGAATACCAAAGCGCAGAAGGACCAAAAAGCGGCAGAAGAAGAAATTCAACGAGTTCTTAAAAATATTTGTAATACCAAATATGCCGATGTAGATAAGCCAGTCATTCTAGACAAAGCCCGTGGATGGGCTGATGATACGAATATGCGTACCATGGCCAAAGTTCTTGAACACAAGCCAAAAATTATTGCCACAGTCCGTAAAGTGGAAGATTGTGCGGCTTCATTTGTTCGTATTGCCAAACCTGAAAATCTTGATAAGTTTTTGGTAGAAGATGAACTAATTGGTCATCTCAAAGAATCGTATCAAACATTAGAAAAAGGATATTCATTTGCACCAGAATGTTTTCTGATTGTTGACTATGATGATTTGATGAATGATCCACAAAAAGAATTAAATCGAATACATGAGTTTTTAGAATTACCACCATTTGATTATGACTTGAATGCAATTGATGGTACCAATTTACAAGAACGTGATGAAGAAGTTTGGTTGGTTCCTGGCCTGCACGATGTTCAACCAAAATTAGGTTACCAACACAAACAAGATTCTAAAGATGTTTTACAACACCGTTATTGGGAGTTTGTACAACCAAGATTTTGGTTAGGAGAGAAAGCGGCCAATAAACCCATTCACGACCTTGATATGCAGTTAGCTGCTGGTCTAATGGGTAACTTCAAAGAAGGTTTACGATTAGCCAATAAGATTGAACAAGAAGAACCTTGGAATAACCGAGCAGCTTTCAATCGTGGTTGGTATAAAATGTATGAAGGTAAACTTCTAGAAGGTGAAAAACTGTTATTTCGTGGTAGACTTGAAAAGGTGTTTGGTAATGAACCACCCAAGTCACCGATGCCAATGTGGGATGGTAAATCTAAAGGTACCGTGTTATTAAATTTAGAAGGCGGATTAGGCGACCAGATACACGGAGTTCGTTACGCAAGGGACATTGCTAAGATTGCTGGAGAAGTGATTGTGGCGTGTTCTGGTTCGTTGGCGACCATGTTTCGTGGTGTAGAAGGAGTTGTTGCTGTGTGTCAAACAGATGCCACATATGGTATTGTTCATGATTTTTGGGCACCATCCATGTCTACCATTCAGTTACTCGAATATGAGTATAAAGATATTTCAGGTAAACCATATATAAATAAACCACTAGTAGAACCACACAAAGGTCTCAGAATTGGTTTAAGATGGCAAGGCAATCCACAGTTCGAACATGAACAACATCGGATATTCCCACCAACAAAACTATTTGATGTTTTAGATGATGTGGATGCAGAGTTCATTTCTCTACAAAGAGATGAAGGTTCTCAATACAAACCTTATTGGGTAAAAGAAGTACCATTAGGTCATTGGGAAGAAACAAGATTGGCTTTGGCTAGTTGTGATTTAATTATCACATCTTGTACCTCTGTAGCACATCTTGCCGGATCCATGGGAATTCCTACATGGATTGTGGTGCCAGTTTTACCATATTATCTGTGGGCTCCTCCAGGAAATACCACAGTTTGGTATGATTCTGTAAAGTTGTATAGACAAGAAGTATTTGGAGATTGGTCTACTCCATTTAATCACATTAAAAACGATTTACAAAATTTTAAAAAGTAATAGGAGATAGTAATGCCGACAAGAACAGGTTATAATATTCGTGTGCAAGATGGTAAAGTAACTGATGTTTGGGATACCCCAGCACCAGAAGGTCAAATTGGTTGGTCACCAGCCGTAGAGATTACTCCAGAACTCACAACTAACCGTGAAATTCTAACTACACACTCAATCGATATCACTAAGAATCCAATTGAAATTGTTTGGGAAAAAAGAAGTTTGTCTGTTGCTGAACGTAAAGATTCTTTAATTAGCCAAGCTAATTTTACCGTAACAATGTTAGAAAATCAATTACAGATGGCAACTCAAATGAATAACACAGATAGAATTGCTGAGTTGACAACACAAATTGAAGCGGCGACTCCAGTTCGGAATGCTAAAGTTGCCGCTGTTACAGCTGCTACTACTCATGAGGAAGTTGACGCTTTAATGTAATTTTGTTTTTTATTATGAAAGTTTGATATGAATTCTTTGTTTTGTTCTTATAATATGGATGTAGATAAGGCCTACATCATTCGAGTTAAAGATAATAAAAAATCTGAAGATGTAGCCTTACGATGTGCTGAATCATGTAAAAAAATAGAAATGCCTTTTGAATATTGGGATGCTTACGATGGTTACTCACATCGTATTAAAGAACCTGAACATTCCAAAAATAGTTCTGTAATGAAAATGATTAAAGTTACAGACCATTATATGACTAGAGGTGAAGTTGCTTGTGCATTGTCCCATATTTCATTGTGGGCTAAATGTGTTGAACAAGACCAACCATTGGTAATTTTAGAACATGATGCAGTAATGGTACAACCATATCTCAAACACGCAGTATTTAATTCAATTGCATATCTAGGTAATAATGAGCAGGTCAATGGTGGTTGGCCAATTCTACCAACACCTACACATGCTTCAGAAGGTCCAAATTATCATTTTATTTGTAGGGCTCATGCGTATGCAATTGATCCTGCTGTAGCAAAAAATATGATTGCTCATGTAATTAAATTTGGTCTTACTGCACCACTAGATATTATTGTTCGTGCTGATATATTTCCAATTCATCAAATGGGTGTTTATGCCTATGATGTTAAAGAAAAAGATGAAGAAACCGGTGAGTTAAAAACAACCATACTTGGTAGACCTTTGAGTGGTAGAACAACTGAACGTAATGATAGGTTAGAGAAATGAAATATACTGTAATGTTCCATGAGTTTACGCAAAGAAGTATACAACAATTTATTGGCATGTATGGTTCACCAAAGACTGTAATTGAGATTGGTTGTTTTGAAGGACACACCACATTTGGTTTAACTGAGATGATGGTACAATCCAATTCAAATTACAAGCACTATGCAATTGATCCATATGATATGTCTGATGATTTACCATTAGATGTTTTAAATGAAGCCGGTCAGTTGTTTATGTCCAATTTGAAAGAATTCAAATACAAAGATAATGTAGAGTTTATTCACGACACATCTTGGAATGGATTATTAAAACTACTACATCGTGGTGTCAAAGCAGATTTAATCTATATTGATGGTGACCACAGAGCAGAAACGGTACTAGAAGATTTGGTTTTGAGTTTTAATTTGATTGATGTTGGTGGAGTTATTCTTTGTGATGACTGTGTGTCATGGAAACACCAAGATAAAGACAAACGGTTCAATCTTCAATCTTCACCAAAATTAGCCGTTGATAATTTTATTCAATGTAATTGGGATAAAGTGGAAGTATTAACACTTAACAATGGTTATCAAACTGCTTTTAGAAAACTAAAATGATTCACGTTGTATTGAGAACCTGTAACAGAACTTCATTACAGTCGGATAGAATAGTTAATAAATCGGAATGTATTCTCAGATGTTTGAATTCCATTATTATTAATCTTAAAAATATACCAGAAAAAACATTACATATTGTTGATGATAATTCTTCTATTGATTTTCAAGACATATTAAAAGAACTTATTCGGCCACATGATTATGTAACCATTGATTTTTTACCGGCAAGAAATCAAGAAGGTTTATCTGCAAAGAAAAAATCTAGGTATTCTGTTGAGATAGCTTACAAACATATCTATAATTTACCTGATGATGACCTGGTATACATTGTGGAGGATGATTATCTACATTTCCCTAATTCTATTGAGGAAATGATTAATTCTTGGAACTATCTTTCAAACATCACTGGTTTAGAAGTAGGTATTTTTCCACAAGATTTTAATCAATTATATTATCATCCAAACAATCCACACAACGACACTTATTTTAGGCCTTGTCTTGTTGTTCCAACAGAGCATAGATACTATAGAAGCACATGGTACACACAAGAATCATTTATGGTTCAATCAAAAATATTTAAAAAGTATAAAGAACATTTTGATTCGTTGTTAATTATTGGTGAAGAAGATCATCATTGGGAAGGCAATACCATCTCTGCGGTGTGGAATAAACCAGAATTTAAAATGTTTATGCCAATTGGTTCTTTAGTAATACACATGTCAAACAAAATGGACATTCCATTCTTTGTAACAAAGGAAGATGTAATCAATTTATGGAAACAAAACGAAACATATTGGTCGTTGGAACAGGATTCTCAGGTTCAGTTATAGCCAGAGAACTGGCAAATAAAGATTACAAAGTTACCATAATTGACCAGAGAGTCCATATTGGCGGCAACTGTTATGATGAGATGGTTAATGGTGTTTTAGTTCATCGCTACGGTCCACATATCTTACACACGAATAACAGTAAAGTATTTGAATGGTTATCTCAATACACTCAATGGATTCCATATCAACACAAAGTCAAAGCATACCACAAAGGTCAGTTCTTAACCTTACCACCTAATCAAGAAACACAAAAAATTCTTGGTAATAAATTATTCGAAACTCTCTATGCGCCTTATTCCAAAAAGATGTGGGGCTTGCCAATTGAAAAAATAGATGATACCATATTGAATCGTGTTAAAGTAAGAGATGACTTAAATGAGTTGTATTTTCCAAATGATACTTACCAATATTTACCCAAAGGAGGATACAAAAAACTCTTTGATAACATATTGAATCATAAAAATATTAAAGTAATATTGAATACCAAATTTAATAAAAATATGGAGAAAGATTATGATTACATATTCAACTCTATGGCCATCGATGAGTATTATGATTATTGTTATGGTGAATTACCATACAGGTCTATTAAATTTCATTCATCCAAAATATCTTATTTTAATATGCCAACGGCAGTAGTTAATTTTACGGATGATGGACCATTTACTCGTATTACAAAATGGTCTTTATTTCCCGAACATGGCACAGGTGAAAGATATACATTAGAAGAACCTTGTGATTACAAAGACAATAACATGGAACGATATTATCCAGTTAAAGATTCTGATGGTTTTAATAGAGAGATATATAATAAGTATAAGGACATAAAAAACGATAAGGTCCAGTTTATTGGTAGGTGTGGCCTATATGTTTATATTGATATGGATATGGCAATTAGTTCATCATTAGCAGTAGTTGATAATTTTATTAAGGAGTGAATATGCAAAAGATTTTGATTATGGGATTACCAGGTTCCGGTAAAACATATTTGGCCAAAGCATTAAAAAAGTACCTTGAAGAACACGGTGAAATCAGTTATTCTCGAGCATTAAATGAACACATTGGTGATTTTGGTTGCCAAGTTAAATGGTTTAATGCTGATGAAGTTCGTAAGAAATATAATGATTGGGATTTTACAGACGCTGGTCGTATTCGCCAATCATTAAGAATGGCACAGTTTGCTTTGGAATCTGGTGGTGATTATGTTATCTGTGATTTTGTGGCACCATTGGTAGAGATGAGAAACAACTTCAAAGCAGATTGGACTATTTGGATGGACACCATTGACAAAGGTCGTTTTGAAGATACTAACAAAGCATTTATTCCACCAGAAGTATATGACTTCCGTGTAACAGAACAAAATGCTGAAAAATGGGCTGAATTCATTGGTAATCATATCATTGAGAATCGTAGGCGTCCAACATTTGACTGGCAAAGAGAAACTGTACAGATGTTAGGTCGTTGGCAACCATGGCATGCTGGCCATAGAGCCTTATTTGAAAGGTCTATTGCCAAAACTGGACAAGTGGTTATTCAAATCCGTGACTGCCAAGGATGGCAAGGTTCTAATCCTTTTGCGATTGAACAAGTTAAATTTTATATTCGTAGAGATTTGGATCCATTATTTCAAGGTCAATATGAGATTCAAGTAGTGCCTAACATCGTAAATATTACATATGGCCGTGATGTTGGTTATAAAATTGAACAGGAAACATTTGATGATGCAATACATTCAATCTCTGCTACAAAAATTCGTAAGGAATTAGGAATTGAGTGATACACCAGTAAGAAGTTTAGCTAAAGCGGTATCATGGAGAATAACAGGTACGATTGATACCTTTTTGGTTTCTTGGTTTATCACTGGCCAGCTTCTTTTGGCTAGTGGTATAGCCTTTACCGAAATCATGACCAAAGTGTTTTTGTTCTGGTTTCACGAAAGGGTATGGAATAAAGTTAAATGGGGCAAGGCATAAATACCTTAATCATAGGAGGTTAATATGCCGGCCGTAACAAGTAGAGCAACTTTAAAAGATTACTGTTTAAGAAGATTAGGTTTCCCTGTCATTGAAATCAATGTTGATGATGACCAGCTGGAAGACCGAATTGATGATGCCATTCAATATTGGCAAGACTATCATTTTGATGGCTTACAAAAAGTTTATTATATTAAACGTGTAGATGCCACAGACATTAATAACAAATACATCGATTTAAACAATGTGGTAGATTCTGCCAATGTTCCTTTGGACATTGTTGGGGTTACTCGTATATTTCCACTTCAAGATTCTCAGGCAACCATTAATATGTTTGACCTTAGATATCAACTTCGTCTAAACGAACTCTACGATTTTACCTCCGCATCTTACGTCAACTATACTTTGACACAGCAACATTTACGTTCATTGGAAATGTTGTTTACTGGAGAAGTTCCTATTCGTTTCCAAAGACACATGAAAAAACTATTGATTGATTGGGCATGGGGAGCATCCGAAGCACCATCAGGTACTATTGTTATTGCCGAATGTTATGCAACGATTGATGCCACAATTTATAACAGAGTGTGGAATGATCGTTGGATTAAAGAGTATGCTACTGCATTAATCAAGAGAACTTGGGCTAATAATCTTAAAAAATTCTCAGGTTTACAATTACCTGGTGGCGTTACACTTAACGGTGATAAAATTTACGAAGAAGCGGTAGAAGAAATTAAAATGCTTGAAGAACAAATGGAAGTACAATACGGCGCACCTTTGGAGTTTTTCTTAAACTAACATGCCAACATCAGTTTATTTTAATAATTATAACTCCAATGCCGAGCAAAGAGTTATAGAAGATTTAATTGTAGAGTCCATGAAAATCATGGGCTTTGATGCGTTCTATTGTCCAAATGACAATGATCAAGCTCGTGACCTTTTATATGGTGAAGATCCAGTTAAAAAGTTTCAGTCGGCTTTTCCATTAGAAATGTATCTTTCTTCTGACCCATTAGACTACCTAGGTCAACAAGAATTCTTTTCTAAATTTGGTTTAGAAATTAAAGACGTTGTTAAAGTAATGATATCAAGAAGGTCTTTCCAACAAAGGGTTCCACAAAATACCTTTAATAGACCAAGAGAAGGTGATTTAATTTATATACCTTTCTTAAATGGTACCGGTGAATTATACGAAATTACTTTTACTGAACAATCTAAAGATATGCACATGCTTGGAAGAAAACAACCATATTTTTATGAACTTAGATTAGAGAAATTTAAATATTCACAAGAAATTGTTGCTACAGGCATGGATGATATTGACCATATTGTTAATGATTCTGCTTACATGATTAAGTTAAATACCAATACTGGAAATGGAAATAATTATATTATACACGAAACAGTATATCAAGCAGCTGATCAAACTCAAGCCAATGCTACAGCAGTTGCTATTGTTCAAACATGGAGTGCAGCAAACAATCAACTAATGGTAAGTAATATTTCTGGTGAATTTATTAATAATCAAATTATTATTGGTGTATCAAGCAACGCAAGACATACTTTGTTAAATTTTGATCCATTATTAGATAATTCATTCAATGAAACATATAGTAATAAACTTTTACAAACAGAAGCTAATTCAATTGTTAATTTCTCTGAAACTAATCCATTTGGTACTTTATAATGTCTACACCAACATATAATAGAATTATTCGTAAACTGGTTGTAGGCTTTGGTAATCTTTTTAAAGACCTTACTTTGGTTCGTTACAATCCAGATTTAACTGAAGCTGAAAGAGTTTTAGTTCCTATTGTATATGCAACAAAAGAATTTTATGTAAGACGTTTAGAAGATGATCCAGATTTAAGTAAAAAAATACAAACAGCATTACCAAGAATGTCATTTGAAATGTCAGGTCTTACTTATGATGCTTCTAGAAAACAGAATACTAATTTTAAACAATTTGCCAAAACAACTTCTGGTGTGGTATCACAATATAATCCAGTACCATACAATTTTGATTTTAATCTTTATTTGTATGTTCGTAATATTGAAGATGCCACACAACTTATTGAACATATACTTTCTTATTTTACTCCAGATTATACTATTAAATTAAATTTAATTCCAGAAATGGGGATTACTAAAGAAGTTCCAATTATTTTAAATTCAACATCATCAGATATCATTTATGAAGGTGATAAAAATAATGATACTAGGATGATTATTTGGACTTTAAACTTTACAGTTAAAGGATTTATATTTGGTAAAATTACTCAAACCGGATTAATTAAAACATCCATTACAAATATTCTTAATCAAATTTCACCTGATGATACTGTCGTGTTTAATATGGCAAATACAGGTACAGGAACATATCAAACAGGTGAAACTGTATATCAAGGATATTCTTCAGGTACGGCAACAGCAACTGGTAAAGTTGTTGTTTGGTCCAACAACACTTTACATTTGACTAATATAAATGGAAACTTCATTTCTTCTATTCCTATTTGGGGTACTATTTCTAATGCTAATTATAATTTTACTGGATATAATGTAACATCTAAACGGCCAGAAGATTTAGCAAAAATTATTGTTGTGCCTAATCCAACAACGGCCAACTCTAATGGTCCTTACACTTATACAACAACCATAACGGAGTTTCCTAATATATCATGAACAATTTTGAAAAATCTATGGCAGAAGTATTTGATGTAACACCTACAGTAGTTGAAGAAAAGAAAAAAGAAATTTTACCTTCTGTTAAAGATGACAAAGAACAAGAACTTCAACAAGATTTAACTGATGCCTATGAACAGTCTAAAGAAAATCTACAAGGTATTATTGACCAAGGTAAAGAAGCCATGGGAGAAATACTAGAGATTGCCAAGGCCGGTCAGCACCCAAGAGCATTCGAAGTATATGGAACTTTACTTAAAAATATGGTAGATGCCAACAAAGAACTTCTTGCCATTCAAAAACAAATTCGTGAGATGGAAGGAATCAAAAAAGATTCTGCTGCCACAAATATTGACAAAGCCATTTTTATTGGTTCAACTGCTGAGTTAAACAAACTCATTAAAGGCAAAGAGTAATGGCAATTAAAGGTAACGATTCGTATCGTGATAATCCCTTACTTAAAAAAGTAGGTGTTGAACACAAATTTACAGAAGAACAAGTACAAGAATACGTTAAGTGTTCCAAAGATCCTGTATATTTCTGTATGAACTACATTAAGATTGTCAACGTTGATGAGGGTTTAATTCCTTTTAAGATGTGGGAATTTCAAAAAGAAATGTTGGAACTTTTTAGAGATAACCGATTTGTTATTACTAAATGTCCTCGACAGGTTGGTAAAACTACCACAACAGTTGGTTATCTTCTTTGGGCTACCATATTTACTGATTCACAAAACGTAGCCGTTCTGGCAAACAAAGGTTCATTAGCAAGAGATATCTTAGCCAAGTATCAACTGGCATATGAGAATTTACCACAATGGCTCCAACAAGGCGTGGTGACATGGAACAAAGGTAATGTAGAACTAGAGAACGGGTCTAAGGTTATTGCGGCCTCCACATCATCTTCAGCAATCCGAGGTGGTTCTTTTAACATTGTATTCTTAGACGAATTTGCTTTCGTACCCGGTAATATTGCCAATGAGTTCTTCAACTCAGTTTATCCTGTAATCTCCTCTGGTAAATCTTCCAAAATTATTATTGTTTCCACACCAAATGGTATGAATTTATTTTATAAGTTATGGATGGATTCTATTGAAGGTAGAAACAACTATAAGAATTTTGAGATTCATTGGTCTATGGTACCAGGTCGTGATGAGAAATGGAAAGAAGAAACCATTCGTAATACTTCTCAACGACAATTCTCACAAGAGTTTGAAACGGAATTCTTAGGTTCTTCCAATACTTTGATTTCTGGTTACAAATTACAACAATTAAGATATATTGATCCTGTGGCTGAGTTTGATAAGATGAAAATCTATGAACATCCTATCAAAGAAAATGGTGAAGATATTAAATCAGACCATTTATATGCCATGGCGGTTGATGTGTCAGAAGGTAAGAACTTAGATTCTTCAGCTTTCTCTATATTTGATATATCAACTACACCTTATAAACAGGTTGCAACTTATTCCAGTTCATCCATATCACCAATTTTATTCCCTACGGTGATTGTGAATGCTGCTAGATTGTATAATGATGCCTTTGTTTTGGTAGAAATTAATAACAATCCACAGGTGGCAGACTTTATACATTCAGATTTAGAGTATGAGAATCTATTGAAAGTATTTACCGGTAACAAAAAACCACAGCAACTCTCAGCTGGATTTGCCCGTGGTATTCAAATGGGACTTAAAATGTCCACTCAGGTTAAACAGGT